AGAAGTTTCGTAAATGCTTCTGTTTTAAATTCACTTGTGGATAAAATCCCAATTTCTACCGATACTGATAAGGATATAGCTTCACAATTTGAGAAAATTACATTATTTGTTCAAGATGTTAGTGAGGATGGGATAGATACTGGAATTAAAGATGGTCATTTAAGTAATGTTTTAACTAAAGAACAATTTATAAGTGACATAAAATATCCAGATGATATAAGAGGTGCATATGCTCTTACAAGATTGTTGTTTGAGTATGCTAAAGAATTTGATCCTTACTTTAACAAGGAGTTAGCTAATAAAACTGGTAGAAAAGTAAAATATTTACTAAGTAATAAAGATGGTCAAGGTTTATTAGATGGGGTAGGAGATTTAGCTAAAAGTATGGAAGTTGGAAAGATTGAGGGTACATCAATTATTTTTGACATAGACTGGTGGAACGGTTTTGGTGATGATGATCCTAATGCGTCAAGTATATCACAAAATTTCGTGATGCCACTTAGTGCTGTCGGATGGAGTCTTAATCTCTTTTCAGTAGATGATGACCGAGAGGTGGCAGTTAAGTATATGAAAGACCAGACTAAAAAAGATTGGTATAAAGATTTCAAAAAGAGACTGGGAGAAAATGTTGAAGTCGGTGCTGTTACTGATGGTGCTGTATTAAAAAATGGTAAAAAATATGATGTAAACTTTAAAAGAGCACCTATAATACGAAGAATGAGAATTAAAACAACAGCATTAGGTTCACCAGAACCTACAGAATTTTATGCAGTAGAAATAAAATCACCACCAGGTCTTAACTTGCCAATGAATATACGAAGAATAACAGTTCCAAAGTGGTTTGTTAAGGGTGATATTAGTGCTTTTAGAGATAAACTAATCGATTATTATAGACAAATACCGAGAACATTAAAATCAAGTGAAATAGAAGAACTTCAAAAAGAGAAAGAAGAAGGAAAATAATACTTGACTTTGTTACATATCCTGTGTAACTTAAGATATGATTAAATTGGTTATTACTAAACCTAACTGGTCTAAGTCTCATCCCCTAAATAGTATAGTCCTGATGTATGATGTGATAGAAAACAAGTTAGTTTACGCTAATCACTATGAGAAGATAACTAAAGATATAGATTATCCAGCAGACGAGGGAATGTTGATTGATGATTGGAAGTCGTCTTATGCTTATTCTTTTAGTGGTCGCCCAACATATTGTGCTGACATTCTAAACTATTGGTTGTTAAACAAACCACTCAACCACATACAATGGGATAATTTTTACGACCAAGATGATTTCACATATTATTATCCGTTGGATAAGATGATAGAACAGCTATGTGAAGAAGTACCAAAATATGAACAATCATACGGAGAACATTTTGAGAAGTTTCATAAAGATTTTGTAAAAGCCTTTGGTGAGCTAGAGTTAAATGGTATCGGAGTCAATTCAGACTTCACAAAGATATTCGGTGACCATATGTTAAAGTATATCCATCAAAAGAAGATATATCAGAACTATAACTTCTTTACAACTACATCAAGACCATCTAACTCTATTCATAATCTTAACTTTGCTGCTCTTACACAAGAACAGAGGAAAGCATTCTCTCCACTTAACGATGTATTCGTAGAATTTGACTTTGAGTCTTATCACCCAAGGTTGATTGCTAAATTAACCGATTATGACTTCGGTAACTCGTCAGTTTATGGTAAGTTAGCAGAGGATTTAGGCGTAACGGAGTCAGAAGCTAAAAATATCACATTTCAAAACCTATATGGTGGTGTCAGAAAGGACATTTCTGAGATGAGTGAGTTTTTTAGAGGTGTAGAGGACTTGGTAAAGGTATTTTATGACGAATATATGACTCGGAATCAGATCTTAACACATATTTATAAACGACCAATGAAAAGAGATAATTTAGGTGACCTAAATGCTCAAAAGTTATTTAATTACTACATACAGGCGTATGAAACAGAACGAAATGTTACCATCTTAAATAAATTACACACATATTTATTAGAGAAGAAAACAAATATAGTTCATTACAATTACGATAGTTTTTTATTCGACTATTCTAAGGAAGATGGTAAGGAAACAATACATGATATCCAAAAAATCTTACAAGAAGACGATTTTATTATACATGGCAAAATCGGTTACACCTACGGAACATTAACAGATTATGAGTTTTAATTTAGGAAAACTTTTTATAGAGTGGAGACGAATTGTCCCCAATGGTGTACCAAATCCTAGTAATGCCTATCACCTCGTTCTGTTGAAGGAGATTTGTTTAGCAAAAGGTATGGATAGACAGGTTGTAGACAATGTTATCTTGACATTGGAACAAGACGATGAAAAGATACAATGGAAAGATAAAGATGGTAAGGATAGAGAAACATCTTTGGACACAATCAAACAATACGCTAGTGATATCAAAAAAGGTGATTCAGACCAAAACAAAAAACTTGCTGTTGCGGCTGCTGACTTAGAAGATAAAGAAAAAGGTGGTGAAGATGATGAGATTGAAAAGAAACCACCAATGAAAATTGACAAGAACCCATTCGACAAAAAAGATGATAGTGATACCGAGAATCAATCTCAAAACATAAGTGATGAGAATCAAAAAACAATTAATACTTTTGAAAAAAATGCTAAAAAAATTGGTCAAGATTTAAATGATACTAAAAAGAAAGTTTTAGGTGATACTTTAGATAAAGTAAAAACTATATATGATGACGATGCTTCAGAAGATGATAAAAAAGAAGCGGCACAGTGGTTAGTTGATAATGCTGGTTTTTCTGCTAATGCTATGCCAAAATCTGGTCAAAGAAAAGCATATTTAAATAAGTTGGGTGGAGATAGAAAAGTATTAGGTAATGGAACTAAAGGGACAGAAAACCTTGTTCAACAAGTAGAATCTTTATTAGGTCCTATACAAGAATTTAACGCTTCTGGTATTAAAGTAGGATTTAGTTCTGCTGCTAAACCAGACTTAGGTGATGAGAATATAGTGAAACCATCACAAGATGATGGTGTTGCTAATTACTTCAGTAGTCATAAAGTTTTACAAAAGATAAGACCTAACTTACATGGTCTATTTGGTGTTAAGGATGATAATGGAAAAGTTAAAATGCCAAGTAGTGAACATTCAAAAGATTATTTAGCACAAAGTATAAACAATCCCGCATTAGAAAACACTATTGATTACGCTAAGAAACAAATAAAAAATGGTACTATAGATGAAGGAATATTAAGTTCTTTAGAAGACCACCAAAAAAGAATGCAAGATGTCTTGAATAATTATGATATACCGAGTGAAGAGGCAAAACAAGCTATTGCTGATAGTTATAACGACTTGATGGTTGGTTTACATAAGGCTGATGATGAGATAGCAAATTCAATTATGAAACAACTTGCTGAAAACAATCTATATGAACAAGAATTAGCAAATGGTGAAGAAGTATATCTACCATCTGCAGGTAACTTTCCTGCTGGTGATAAAATAAAAGGTGGTACATTAGAAAAGGTATCTTTAATCAGTTGTAAGTTTGGTAAGGCTGGAAGGGTGTATGGATGTCCAGCAAATTCAAAAACTATTTGTGAATTACATCAAAATGAAAGTAAACAAAACAATCAAGGACAATATCTTGGAGAAGACGGATATACTCTATTAATAAATGATGATTTAATTAAAGGAGAAGATAAAAGTTCTACCGTATCTAAAACAGAAAACTTTATTAAAGATACTTTAAACGAAGTAAATTTGGGTAATACATTTACAGATGAAGAGACTTCAAAGATATCAATTATTGTTGCTGATTATATGGAAGAAATTAATAGAATTAAAAAAGAAGTTTCCGACTCAAACCCAGCAGATGTAGGTACATATTGGAAACGATTTAGTAAAAAATTAGAAGATGTGGAAGATGATTACAAAAAAAGATTAGGTGATGTAATAACTACTGAACATGCTTCCTCTTTGATTGGTAAAAATAATGCTAAAAATTTGGTTCAAAAGGGTGGTGTAAAAGTAGAAGCTCTTATGTCTGCTATTGAGATAGCTAATAATATCAGAACCAATGAATCACTAAACGACTTAGAACATAATAAACAATTTTATGATGAAAATGATGAACCAAAATTTGTAACATCAAAGGGAACACAGAATCCAGATGATTACTCCATAACATTTAGAACTAAAAGAACTGCTGGTAGAACAGGTGGTGGATGTCAATTATCATTTACAGGTGATGGTGAACCAGCTCCAACACAACTAACAGACGATGGACAAGCAATAGATACTGCAACTGGCGAGGTAAAAGGGGTATAATGAAAACACAACTATTATGTACATTCACAACACAGCATAATCTTGAGCAATCTATTCGTGATATTACGAAGAATTTCAAGGTAGTGTTCGAAAAGATTTATGTACTACAAAACGAGGACAAACCAAAAGAACTGATTTGTACCTATAATGTTAATCAACAAGATGAAATAGACTTTAATGCTGTACAGAATACCATTTCTTTACATCGTAAAAAAATTACAAATACACTTTATACGATAAATGCCCTAAACGAACTGATAAAGTTAATAAACAACGGAGTGTTGGATACTAACTATCAAGTCGAATGGGATACATATAAGAACATGATTCTGATATCGAATAAAGAAGGTTTACAGAAAATACCAACAAGGATATTAAAAATAATCGAGTTATAATGGCTTCACCAATATATTTTTTCACCAGAAGTGGATGTGTCTGGTGTCAGAAAATGAAACCATCAATAGATGAAATAAACAAAACATTAAATGATGAACAGAAGATTCAGATTTGTTCTATTGATGAAGAAAAATTTAAAGTAACATATGATAGCGTAGTTCGTATGAATAAGCTACAGAATGTCGTTCCACTTATGTACAATTCAAACATAGGAACAACTCTTTTGGGTTATAAGGATAAAAAAGATATTCAGAAGTTTTTACGAGCAGAACCAATAAGTACAAAAGTACCATTAACACCACTTCCACATTTTCAAATCGAAAATAGTTCAGGAAAAGACTTTGATAATTGGAAAAAAAGTGTTATATTATGGTATAAGGAA